CTGCCGCTGGTGCTGGATACTACCTGCACAAGTCGGGCAAGGGCAAGAAGATCGCCGCTCTGGCCAAGAAGGGTGGGGCCTCCGCTAAGAAGTATGCCCAGGGTAAAGGCCGCAATCTAGGCGCTCAGGCTCGAGTCAAGACGGCGCAGGCCAAGCGACAGGCACGGGCCTTCGGTAAGGACGCCAAGAACTTTGCAGGAGCTCAGGGGGCGCTTGGGAAGTTAATGGTGGCCGATACTAAGCGGCGCGCCAAGGCAGCTGCTTCGAAGCTGAAGTATTCCAAGGCCGGCAAGTACGCTGAGGCCACTCGTCTCGCCGCTAACGCTGCTGCATTCAAGACTGGTCACGCAGCTCGCTCCGCCGGTTTCAGGGCCAAGCAAGGTGCATGGAAGGTCGGTAATAAGGCCCGCAGGGCCGCAGCGGGTTCCGCTAAGTCCAAAGTTGGGGCAGCGGCTAAATCCACAGCCAGCGTGAAGACTCCCGGCAAGGCCCTTCAGGTCGCCCCTCGTGGTGTTGGTTACAGGAAGCTCTACACCACCGGAACAAAGGTCAAGGCCGGAAAGGGAGTCGGCGCTGATAAGCTCGCCAAACGTGTCGCCCTCGGACTAGGCGTCGGAATAGGCGCTAACGCGGCCGCAGCGGCAGCCGGCGCGGCTATCAACCGAAAGGCCGCCGGCGGTAAGAAGGGCGGGCGTTCAAGGAAGCGTCGCCGCTGACCATGCTCTCTAATACCGCTACCCCGCGATATTACGCTGAGTTCAGAGACGATGTCCTCGCAGGTCGTATTCCGATCTGCAAGGAGATCGAGATGGAGATGAATAGAATCGATGATCGGATTCGCAATCCCGGCTTTTATTACGATAGCGACGCTGTGGAGGGGTTCATCCGCTTCGCGGAAGCGGAGATGACTCTTACCGACGGGTCCGATCTTCGACTCCTACCGAGCTTCAAACTCTGGGCTGAACAGATCTTCGGATGGTGGATCTTCACCGAGCGATCAGTCTACGTCCCGAACAAGACGACGGCTGGCGGCCACTTCGAGAAGCGCCGGGTGAAGCAACGCCTCATCAACAAGCAGTACATCATCGTCGCTCGAGGCGGGGCGAAGTCTCTTTACGAAACTCTCCTCCAAGCCTACTTCCTCACGATCGACACGTCGACTACCCACCAGGTGACGACCGCGCCGACGATGAAGCAGGCCGAGGAGGTCATGCAGCCCTTCCGCACCGCCATCACAAGGGCCAAAGGTCCCCTGTTCGATTTCATGACTCAGGGGTCTCTCCAGAATACGACCGGCAACCGCGCGCTCAGGCAGAAACTCGTCCCCACCAAGAAGGGGATCGAGAACTTCATGACCAACAGCTTGCTCGAGGTTCGCCCAATGTCGATCGACAAGCTCCAGGGTCTCCGCACCAAGATGAATACGGTGGACGAGTGGCTCTCGGGCGATATTCGTGAAGACGTGGTTGGGGCCATCGAGCAGGGGGCGTCCAAGGTCGATGACTGGCTTATCCTGGCAGTGTCCTCTGAGGGTACTGTCAGGAACTCGGCCGGCGACAACATGAAGATGGAGCTCCTCAACATCCTGAGGGGCGAGTACTCGGACCCGCATACGTCCATCTTCTACTACAGGCTTGATGACCTCAAGGAGGTAGGGGATCCGTCGACCTGGTTGAAGGCACAGCCCAACCTCGGCGCTACGGTCTCCTACGAGACATATCAGCGCGACGTCGAAAGGGCGGAGCATGTGCCTGCGGCTAGGAACGACATCCTGGCCAAGAGGTTCGGCATTCCCATGGAGGGGTACACGTACTTCTTCACCTACGAGGAGACCCTGCGGCATAACCGTCAGGACTTCTGGGGCATGCCCTGTTCCATCGGCGTCGACCTGTCGCAAGGCGATGACTTCACCGCCTTCACATTCTTGTTCCCCCTCAGCCGGGGCAGGTTTGGAGTCAAGACGCGCTGCTACATTTCCGAGCGCACCATGCTGCGCCTCCCGGGAGCCACTCGTCAGAAGTACGAGGAGTTCCTGCAGGAGGGCTCGCTCATGGTGCTCGAGGGTACGGTTCTTGACATGATGAACGTCTACGAAGACCTCGAGGCGTTCATCGCTGACTGCGAGTACGACGTGCGTTGCCTGGGCTTCGACCCATACAACGCCAAGGAGTTCGTGACTCGCTGGGAGAACGAGAACGGACCGTTCGGCATCGAGAAGGTGATCCAGGGAGCTCGGACCGAGTCCGTGCCCCTCGGTGAAATCAAGGACATGGCGGAGGACCGCAAGCTCCTCTTCGATCAATCCATGATGACCTTCACGATGGGGAACGCCATCACCCTGGAGGACACCAACGGGAACCGCAAGCTCCTGAAGGCCCGACGGGAGAACAAGATCGACTCAGTCGCCGCCCTGATGGACGCCTGGGTCGCTTACAAACTCAACAAGGACATGTTCGACTAGGAGGTGAAGGACATAGGACTGCGAGATAGACTACAGCACGCCTACAACGCCTTCACTGGCAGGGACATCGATCGATCGAACCTTGGTCCGTCCTACTCAGTACGGGCCGACCGGCTCGCGCTCGGATGGACGGCCGACAAGTCGATCATCTCGTCGCTGTTCAACATGATCGCCATCGACGTGTCCGCCACGCCGATCCGACATGTCGACACAGCTCAAAATGGAACGTTTGTTGGCGTTCGGCGGTCAGCCCTGAACGATTGCCTGATGCTGGAGCCCAACATCGATCAGAGCGGCCGAGCATTCATCCAAGATGCCGTGCTGTCCCTGTTTGACGAGGGGGTCATCGCAATCGTTCCGGTCGAGTCAGACCTGGACCCGAGGACCAACAACAGCTTCGACATCAAGCAACTGCGAGTTGGGCGGATCACCCAGTGGTTCCCCGAGCAGGTCGAGGTTGAGGTCTACAACCAGGCTCGCTCTACCAAGGAGCGGGTAATCCTGCCGAAGCGCACCGTCGCCATCATCGAGAATCCTCTCTATGAGGTGATGAACAAGCCGAACTCGACCCTCAAGCGACTGAGCCGCAAGCTCTCCATGCTGGACCTGGCCGACGAGAAGACGTACACCGGAAAGCTGGACATCATCATCCAGCTCCCCTACGTCGTCAAGACCCAAGCCATGCGCCAGCGGGCGGAGAATCGCATTCAGTCCATCGAGGATCAGCTCGGAAAGGGCGGACATGGGATCGCCTACACCGACGGTTCCGAGAAGATCACTCAGCTGAACCGCCCGGCGGAGAACAACCTGCTTGATCAGATCAAGTTCCTCACCGCCGAGCTCATGAGTCGACTGGGTATTTCGGAGGACGTCTTCAAAGGTACTGCGACAGAGATCATCTGGACGCACTATTGGAACCGGGCTGTGGAGCCCGTACTCTCGGCACTCGCCGATGGGATGAGCAAGGCCTTCCTCACGAAGACCGCGCGCACCCAAGGCCAGGCCGTGCAGTACATCCGCGACCCGTTCAAGAACGTTCCTCCGAGCCAGATCGTCACGTCCCTGGACACCATGCTCAGGGATCAGGTCATCACGCCGAATGAGGCACGTACGAGGATCGGTCTTCCGCCGTCCCCGAACGAGCAGGCGGATCAGTTGCAGAACCCGAACATCAACCCTCAGATGGGTGACACCTCCCTAGACGGCGAGGGGGATATTCCGGACTCCGGTCCTGATGTTCAGTCAGTGCTCAGCATGCCGATGAGCCAAGTCAGAGGAGAAGGATGAAGTTCGACTTCAGTGGCTGGGCCACTAAGAACGACCTGACCTGCTCCGACGGACGCACTATCAAGCATAATGCGTTCAAGGAGAATGACGGCCAGCGCGTGCCGCTTGTATGGCAGCATGGGCACAACGCCGTCGACAACGTTCTCGGGCATGCACTGCTCGAGAATCGCAATGAGGGTGTTTACGCCTACTGTGCTTTCAACGACACTCCCGGCGCCGAGAACGCCAAGGAGCTCGTGAAGCACGGCGACGTCAAGGCTCTCTCGATCTACGCCAACCGCCTCGACCAGCGAGGGGCTGACGTTATTCACGGCAACATCGTCGAGGTTTCCATGGTCCTGTCCGGGGCCAACCCGGGCGCCTTGATCGACAACGTTGCTCTGGAGCACTCGGATGGTTCATGGACCGAGTCCGAGGACGAGGCCGTCATTTATTCCGGTCTCACGCTCTCGCACGATTCCGGAGAAACAACGGAGGACACAGAATCCATGGACGAAGACGAGGTTTACGACGAGGACGACCTCACGGTCGCCGATGTCCTCGAGACCCTCGACGATGACCAGCGTCTGGCGGTTGCAGCCCTTATCGAGGAGATCAGCGGTGACGTTGACGCCGAGGATGAGGACTTCGACGAGGACGAAGAGTTCGATGAGGACGAAGAGTTCGATGAGGACTATGACGACGAAGACTACGATGAGGACGCCGAGCACGGCGACTTCGGGGGTGATACTCTGATGCATTCCAACATCTTCGAGGGCGACGCGCTGCACAGCGTTGGGCCTCGACTCTCTCACGCCGATGAGGAGCAGATCTTCGCTGAGGCTCGTCAGCCCGGCATGACGCTCCGAACCGCTGTCCTGGCTCACGCCGCAGACTACGGTATCAAGAACCCGGAGCTGCTGTTCCCGGACGCCACCAACCTGGACCCGGAGCCCCAGCGCATCATGCGCGAGAACTCTTGGGTTTCCAAGGTTCTCCAGGGCGCCAAGCACTCCCCCTTCTCCCGCGTCAAGACCCAGTGGTCCAACCTGACCGCTGACGACCTGCGGGCCAAGGGTTATGTCAAGGCCAGCCGCAAGAAGGACGTCGTCTACGAGGTCGCAAACCGGAAGACCGAGCCGACGACCGTTTACAACAAGACGAAGATTGACCGTGACGATGTCCTCGACATCACCACGTTCAACGTCGTCGCCTGGATGCAGCAGAACCTGCGCCTGGCCCTCGAGGAGGAGCTCGCTCGAGCCGTCCTGATCGGTGACGGTCGTGAGGTGTCTAACCCCGACAAGATCAAGGAGACCAACATCCGTCCGATCTGGAAGGATGACGAGCTGTTCTCCCACAAGGTTCTTATCGACAAGGACGCCAAGACTCCGGACATCATCGACGTCGTTCGTCGGTCCCGGAAGTTCTACAAGGGCTCCGGCATGCCGGTCCTGTTCACCACGAACGCGTTCGTGTGCGACATGCTCGAGATCAAGGACATTAACCAGCGCTACATCTACGAGACCAAGCAGGCCGTTGCAAACGCCCTGAACGTCTCGGATGTCATCGAGGTTGAGGTCATGGAGGGCGCCAAGCGCGAGGTAGGGGGCAAGACCCAGAACTTGCTCGGCATCATCGTCAACATGCAGGACTACACCCTGGGTGCTGACAAGGGCGGCGAGACCTCCTTCTTCGAGCAGTTCGACATCGACTTCAACCAGCAGAAGTACCTGCTGGAGGCTCGTTGCTCGGGCTCGCTGACGAAGTACAAGTCCGCGATCGTCATCGAGAAGGCTACGGCCTGATCCGGTCAAAATGGCAAGATTCTTCGGAAGCATAGGTTACGGACACGCCGTCGAGACAACGCCGGGAGTGTTCGAGGACAAGATCACGGAGAGGGAGTACTACGGGGACGTGAACCGTTCCCAGAAGCAGTACGACAGCGAGCCGAAGGTTCTCCAGAATCTCCGACTCAACAACGAGATCTCCATCTTGGCCGACTCTTACGCCGAGGAGAACTTCTTCGCCATCAAGTATGTGAGGTGGATGGGGGCGCGCTGGGTCGTCACTAACGTGGAGGTCCGCCGCCCCCGTCTCATCCTCAACCTCGGAGAGGTGTACAATGGCCCAACGCCTTGAGTTCCACAACAAACTCGTCGAAGCGCTGGGCTCTAGGAACGTCTACTTCCAACCCCCGGAGTCCGTCCAGCTCACCTACCCGTGCATCGTGTACGAACGGAGTCGAGCCGACTCGAAGTTCGGGGATAACACCAACTGGATGTACACGCCGCGTTATTCGGTCACCCTCATCAGTAGGAACCCCGACGAACCGGTGCTGGACGTCCTGGCCGATATGGCTATGTCCACCTTCGAGAGGCACTTCGTCTCGCACAACCTTCATCACGACGTGTTCAACATCTACCAAGGAGTATAGATGGCAGTCCTCACATGGGACGAGACGGGCAAGAAGTTCTATGAGACTGGTGTGGACCGTGGGGTCCTCTTCCCCGTCAACCCCGCCACTGGCGCTTACAGCAAGGGCGTCGCCTGGTCGGGTCTCACCAACGTGACTGAGACCCCGTCTGGTGCGGAGCAGACCGACCTGTACGCGGACAACATCAAGTACCTTTCTCTGACCTCGGCGGAGACGTTCGAGGGCAAGATCGAGGCCTACACCTACCCGGACGAGTGGCTCCAGTGTGACGGTTCGGCAATTGTCGACAAGGTCGTAATCGGTCAGCAGGAGCGTTCCTCCTTCGGGCTGGCATACTGCACCATCAAGGGTAACGACCAGCAGAAGAACAACTACGGCTACAAGCTGCACCTTCTGTACGGTCTGGCCGCCTCCCCCTCGGAGCGGTCCTACGGTACGATCAACGACTCCCCTGAGGCGATCACCTTCTCGTGGTCCTTCAAGGGCACCCCGGTGAACGTCGCCAACCACAAGCCGACCTGTGTCGTCACCCTTGACTCCAGCGTCATCGGCAAGAACGGCATGACCGCTATCGAGAAGCTGGTCTGGGGTGACGGCGCTAACGACGCCAAGCTCCCGACCCCCGATGAGGTCATCGCCGCCGTCAAGGCTGCTGGCTGACAACTCCCACGGACCCCGTGATACGCTCCGGGGTCCGTGGTGACCCCAGGGAGGAACGAATGCTGACGATTCACGTCGTCGGGGATGAGCTCTACGACGAGGATCGTAACGAGTTCATCAATGGATTCGAGGGCGACCTCGAGCTTGAGCACAGTCTCGTCGCTCTGTCAAAATGGGAGTCAAAGTGGCACATCCCATACATCGGCAACGAGAACCTCACCGAAGAGCAGGTCGTAGACTACATCAAGTGCATGACTCTGAATGACGTCGACCCCGTCGTCTACTCGCACTTGTCCATGGGGAACGTGAAACGGATCCGAGAGTACATCGAAGACTCGATGACGGCAACCACATTCGTGGAGTCTGAGGGTTCGAGCCCTGCTCGTAACGTTATCACGTCAGAGCTGGTCTACTATTGGATGGTCGCTCTCCAGATTCCGTTCGAGTGCCAGCACTGGCACCTTCATCGACTTCTCACACTCATTCGAGTGTGCAATGTCAAGAACCAACCCGACAAGAAGATGTCGACCGCCGCCACGCTTCGACAGAATCAGGCTCTGAACGCGGCGAGACGGGCCAAGTACAAGTCAAGAGGTTAACATGCCTGGTGTAACTCCTCTTCTCCACGGTAAAGTTCGAGGAGAGTCCAGTCCGTTCAGCACAGTTTACATCTCCCCGACTAACGGAGTCACCGACGCCTCGATTACTCTGGGGGCGAACCCCGAGTTCGAGCTGGACGTCCCTTTCTACGAGGGGTCCAAGGCCCTGGTGCGGGTCGTCCGTAAGGATGGTAGCTCGGACCAGAAGATGATCGAGCTCAAGGAGTCTATGCCAGAGAAGGTTGTCTGGTTCAACAACCGGGCCGCTGCCGGGTATGGGACGTTCGACACTGGCTGGATCAAGTGCCCCGACGACAACGCCTACGTCTACCGCATCATGGCAGGAATGGTCTACGTCAAGCGCAATAGTGACTGGCAGACTCAGGACCTTAACGGAACAAGGGACGTCAAGGTTGTCGATCTCCCCAAGGAGATCAAGGTTCGAAGTCGGGCAACGTTCGTTCTCCCTAAGGGCGACTACACAGACGACGGATCCATCATCGAGATCTGGCCCGGAGACGCAACAACGCCTCCGCGTGTTCGCGCGCAGCTCAAGGCCAACGGCGCTCGAATCATTCCCGTACTCTTCGCCCCCATCGAGAACCCTAACGGCTGAAAAGGTCAAAATGACTGTATCTCAATACGCAGCATCCTGCGCCAGGTACTACGCCGACGTCGCGGATGTCGGCTACTCGCAGCCCGATCGCTGGACCTTCTATGATCGGTCCGACTGGGACGGCTGGCTCATCAATCCGCCCGCCAATACCGACTGCTCGGCTCTCGTCGCAGGCTGCTACAACCTCGCGGCTCACCACGAGTGGGGCGAGCCCTTCACTGCCGGATATTTTCCCCGGTCGACCTGGACCGGGTCCCTTCGGGAGGAGTGTCTTCAGCGCAACTTCGCCGACATCTCTGATTCCTGGACGGGTAACGAGCCCGATGGTGGTTTTGAGATCGGCGACATCGTCTTGTCCGAGGCCGCTTCAGGAGGTCGGGGTCATGTCGCAATGGTGACGGGGCTCAACCCCACGATTCTGTCCGAGGCATGGATCGCTGAGGATGGTTCCGACGACGGTTGGATGGGTGACCAGACCGAACAAGAGGTCCGCTCCAAGGAGTACAACGAGCACCCGTACACCCAACAGGCGGCCTGGACGCACTGTCTTCGCCGACGGGACAACCACGGCAGCTCGGCGCCTTCTCACGCCGAGTCATCCTCGGGAACTTCCATTCAGCAGGCCGTTCTTCGCGCCGCTGATGCTACTGGGTGCCCTTGGTGGGCCGCTCTCGGCTGCCTCAAGGTGGAGACCGGCGAGGAGGGTGCCAACATCTACGGCCACGACGCCGGAGGTGCCTGCTCGGGCTGGGGCGAGGTCACGGAGCACAACTTCAAGAACTACTTCTGGCCCATCGTATCCGAGTGGGGTACCTCGAACGGAGTCGGTCCGCTTCAGATCACCTATAACGGCTACTTCATCAACGATCCCGACCGAGCCTGGTGGGATCCGCAGAAGTCGGCCGAGGTCGGCTGCTCCATCCTCAAGGGTCTCATCGACGCTGAGGGCGATTCCTACGAGGACCTTCGCCGTGTGGGATCTCGCTACAATTCCGGGACCATGTACGGGTCCTACGAAGCGTACGGCGTGCCGTTCTCCGATGCATGCCGCTACTGGTACAACAAAGGCCGTCCGTCTCAGGGTACGAGCGACGGCGGAGAGGAACTTGAAGTGTCATACGCAACCGATCTGCTTTCCGAGATCAAGGACCGTCTCGTTGAGGTCTCCGACCAGACTGGTGCCGGCATCGCCGGTCGCCGTTTCGACGGCCCCATCGTTGGCTGGCTGAAGGATGTCTCCTACAAGGAGGACCAGATTCTGAAGGCTCTCAACGAGATCAACACGAAGCTCGACGAGAAGAAGTGAGGCCGCTGTGCCTTACTGTCACGTCAAAGGAGACATCCCCCCGTTCGCCACACTGACAGTCGACCCTGATGACGGCCCTACCTACGTCGATACTGCCGGAGAGAATGGCAAGATCGACGGCATGGTGTGGTTCTTCCGCAGGACCAATGCTCGTCTCTTCTTGGACGACCAGGGATGGCCCGCCACCAAGACGGTAACCTTGAGTGAGGATAGCATCGTCGATGTTACCATCAAGACTAACCGCCCTGCTGGTGGCGGAGGCGGGGGTAACGGGAACGTCCTGATCCTCGGTCGTGAGGAGCAGGTCCCCGCTGGTACTCCTCCGAACACGGTAATCGTACGAAAGGTCTGATCATGGCGTCTCCCATGAAGGGTATCGCGGTCTCCAAGAACCAGGACGAGAAACTCAGCGTTCCGTCAGCTGTCGGGGACTGGGCGCTGCTCGTAGTGGGCGGTCAACTCAACCACATGCAGGATTGCACGCCTGCCGGGTGGACCGGAAAGTACGCCCATGGCGAGGACATCCGGTCTTGTACCGTGGCTGTCAAAATGGTTGCGGATCCTGCCGATACGCAGAACATCGTGTGGAAGTCCCCGGACCCGGCTCACAACGGACGGCACGTTGCAGTACTCATGGTATTCGACGGCGCCAAAGTCAAGAGCCTGGTCCCGGGTACACCCGGCAAGAGTGCTGACGGTTGGAAAAACGGGCCATTTCCTCAGATTACAGGGTTCGTACAGCATGATGTGAACACTGCTCCTGTAGCGACTTTCCCGCCAAACGTCGAGTCGTTGACTAATGGTGCCTGGGGTAAGGACACGAAGCTGTCCTGGTCTTCGATCGTCATCGGATACGCTCAGTCGGCGTACGCTCCGCCAAGCGACACCGGAGTAAAAACACTATTCGGCGTCGACGCCAGGCTTCAAGAGCAGAATGACTCGCTCGATCCAACTCTCGCCGATGGATCCAGGATTGGCGTCAATGTGTGGGACGGGACTCGGGAGACCCCAACACTCACGATGCGCGCAATTCCCGAGGGCGCCAAGACGATCTCGGAGCTCCTCACGATTCCGCATTTCATTGTAGGGCATCGTGGAGGATCTCAGTCCTGGCCCGAGCACACTGAGATTGGTTATACCCAGGCGGTCGACTACCACGCTCACGCGCTGGAGTTCTCTGCCGCTCGCAGCAAGGACGGCGTCTGGTTCGGCTGTCACGACAAGAGCCTGTCCCGTCTTGTTCCGACTCTGACCAAGAACGCCGATGAGTACACCTGGGCGGAGATCAAGGCCGCGGCGTCGAAGACCCAGTACATGCCGGCGACGATTGATTGGTTGATGGACACGTACTCCGAGAGTCACGTCATCGTCTTCGATCCGAAGCATAAGCTGGGCGAGTGGGAGTCCGTTTGCGACATGTTCAAGGGTATGGAGCAGAAGGTCATACTCAAGTCGTACGGAGACTCCAAGTGGGCGTTCGACGGGATGCGAGCATGCGGCTTCAAGACCTGGGGGTATGCGTATGCCTCGGACACAACCAAGGAATGGTATCCGAACTTCCTCGCGGGGAAGGTCTGCGATATTCTGTCCATGGAGTTCAATGCGCCACAGACCACATGGGATGCCCTGAAGGCTTCAGGTCTCCCAACAGTCGCGCATATTCCCGCCGACGCCGACCAGCTCAAGACGGGATGGTCTCGAGGAGCCATGGGCGCTATTGTATCAGGTATCGCGGCCGCCTGTGAGAGGGCCGCATGAGTCCGGCGTTCACGCTGGAGATGGATTCGAGGATGGACACAGGGAAGTGGCTCGAGAGACTCAAAGAGGGCCGCTTCTTCGATTTCCTCGATGACTGCGGACAGGCCGGGGTGGCTGCGCTAGCTGCTGCTACTCCGGTTAGGTCCGGTTACACTGCATCCAGCTGGTCCTACGAGATCAAGCGGAGCAGAAACCGAGTCTCGCTGGTCTGGAACAACTCCCACGTGGAGCAGGGTGTCCCGATCGCAGTCATATTGCAATACGGGCATGGCACCAGGACCGGTGGCTATGTCCAGGGCGTGGATTATATAAATCCGGCGCTCAGGCCTATATTCGACAGCATCGTCAAGCAGCTTGAAAGCGCGGTGAGAGGCTAGTGGCGTCAATCGAGGAGCGGGTAGTCGCTCTTAAGTTCAACAACGGCCAATTCATGAACGGGGTTCAGGACTCTCTTAACGGAGTCAAGAAGCTCGAGGAGGGATTGGCATTCCGAGGTGGTGTCGAGGGGATCAATCAGGTCTCAGCGGCCGCCAAGAACCTTAATTTCTCGGAGGCCCAGGCGGGTATTGCCGAGACTACGAGCAAATTCTCGGCTCTCCAGTCGATTGCCTTCGGCGCACTCGCCAGCATCGGCGGGAAGATCGCCGAAATCGGCTCCTCGATGCTCTCGAGTTTCACGGTTCAGCCCCTTATCGATGGTATGAAGGAGTACGAGCTCCAGCTCAACTCCGTTCAGACCATTCTTGCCAACACTGCCCAGAAGGGCGAGACGATCCAAACCGTTAACGCGGCTCTGGACCAGCTGAACGCTTACGCGGACCAAACCATCTACAACTTCGGCGAGATGACGTCCAACATCGGTAAGTTCACCGCTGCCGGTATTGGACTGGACGACTCAGTCGCGTCGATTAAGGGTCTGGCGAACTGGGCAGCCGTTGCTGGTGCCAACTCCGAGTCCACCTCGAGGGCTATGTACCAGCTTTCGCAGGCTATGGCCGCAGGAACGGTGAAGCTTCAGGACTGGATGTCCCTGGAGAACGCCGGTATCGCAACCAAGCAGTTCCAGGACCAGCTGATTCAGACAGCCAAGGTCCACGGCAAGAGCGTCGACGAAATGATCGCCAAGAACGGGTCGTTCAGGCTCTCCCTTCAAGAGGGATGGTTGACCCAGGAGATCATGATGGAGACGCTGAAGCAGATGGCCGGTGAGTACACCGACGAGCAGCTTCTCTCCATGGGTTACACCGAGGAGCAGGTCGCTCAGATCCAGGAGCTGGCCAAGACTGGTATGTCCGCGGCTCAGGACATCAAGACGTTCTCGCAGTTGATGGGTGTCATCGGTGAGGAGCTCGGTTCATCCTGGGCTCAGTCGTTCCGAATCATCTTTGGCGACTTCGAACAGGCCAAGGAGCTGTGGACCAAGGTCGGTGCATTCCTCACGGGTCCGAGCGGTGTCATCACACAGATGGGTAACGCCCGGAACGCCCTTCTTCAGGGCTGGGCGGACCTCGGCGGTAGGGAGAAGATCCTTGAGGGTCTCGCTTCCCTGTTCCACGCCATGTGGGATCCGTTGCAGCGCATCGGTCAGGCGTTCTCGCAGGTCTTCAGCGGCCCTTCCGCCGAGGGTCTGTACGCGATGTCCGAGGCATTCGCCAACTTCATGGCAAAACTGGTCCCCAGCGAGGCTACGATCGAGTCGATCGGTAACTACTTCGAGTCGTTCTTCCGAATCGTCAAAATAGGTGTATTAGTCCTCACTGACTTCGGCAAGATAATCGGATGGATTGCTGGCGGAGCGCTCAAGGGACTGGGTGCCATCATTTCCAACCTTCGTGGCCACACTGCGGGTTGGTCTTGGAGTCTCCTAGAGAGCGTCGAGGCCGTTCAGAGTTGGTATGAAAGCCTGAATGTCGCCGATAATGTCATCAAGGCCCTCATCTGGACGGGACACGGTCTGAAGCGTATCTGGAACAACTTCTCCGAGGGGTTCCACGACGAAATCACTCCCAGTCTCAGGCGCCTCAAGGAGGCCTGGGACGGTCTGTGGGAGGCTCTGAAGTCCGCGGGTTCCGGGATCAAGGAAGCTATCGTCGGCCCCTTCCGGGAGCTCAAGGAGAGCGCCCAGGAAGTCGGTCAGGCGCTCGGTATCGCCAGCGATTCAACAGATGAGGCCGGCGACACGGCTGAGGCGAACGAGTCCAAGTTCACCAAGCTCAAGAACAAGATCGTCGAGCTCTTTGAGTCTGCCTACAAGAAGTCATATTTCTGGGGGCAGCACCTAGCTGACCATCTTATTCCGGCGATCGACAAGCTCACCAGCTTCATCATCTGGCTGACTGAGTGCATCAACAAGCAGGCCATCGTCGTCAGCGACTGGTTGACTCCTAAGATGGAGCGACTGGCCGCACTCTACGACGAGGTGTCCACTAAGTTCAGCGAGTGGGCTGAGGCCATGCAGAACGGGCCTGATATTGCTTGGTTGTCGTCCCTCGGCGGTATTCTTTCGTCGTTTGGAGCTGGTGTCTGGGGCGTCCTCAAGAATCTGGCGACTCTGAACTTCGACTTCGACGTCCAACCCTTCAAGAAGGCGTTCAGCGACCTTAAGACGCTCATGGGCGAGTACGCCGAGTCTGTCAAGTACGGCTGGAATACCACCAAGGACTTCATCGCTAATCTTGAGCTCAAGGACAAGGCTACTTCTGGGTGGCATAACTTCGTCAAGCTTATCAAGGGTATCGGCAAGATTCTGTCCACCGTTGGTCATTACGCCATCATCGCCGCCAAGGCGCTCATCGAGCCGTTCAAGGGCGCATTTGCTGAGCTCAAGAACATGGCCGACAACGGCGACTATGGGAGCATATTCGACGCCATCCTCAAGACCGGGGCGTTGGTCACATTCCTTGCAATTGCTCGGAATGTCATCAACACCTTCAAGGAGTGGGGCAAAGCCGGATCCAACTTCGCTGGAATCCTCGGCAGTGTCAAGGACGTCATCGACGGGTTCAAGGAGTCGATGGAGGCTACGACCAACAAGGTCAAGGCTACCACTATCCTTATTCTTGCCGGTGCCGTTCTCGTTCTGGCCGCTGCACTCTGGGTTGTTGCCCAGATCCCGGCTGGTAGGATTGTAGCCGCTGGTGCTGCTCTATATTTCATGTTCAACATGCTGAAGAAGGCGGAGGACCAACTGGAATCCTCCGGCGAAGGCAAGGACATGAAAGGGCTCACCAAGCGAATGCTGGCGCTGGTCGTGTTGGCCGGAGTCGCGCTCCTACTGGGCAAGGCTCTGAACAACATCGGCACCATGTCCTGGGACGATATCCTCAAGGGGACTCTGGGTCTCTTTGCTGTCATAAAGATGCTCTTGACGATGGCCGAGACAACTACCAAGAGGAACAAGGATATCCTGGCCTTCGCCCTCACGGCTGTTCCGCTGGGTATCGGCGTAATGCTCCTCGCCTACGCGGTCAAGCCTCTCGGCGAGATGAGTCTTTCCGACCTGGTTCAGGGCGTTCTGGCACTCGGTCTTATCATGAAGATGATGACCATGATGTCGGAGATGGGTACAGTCAAGGTCAAGAAGGCATCGGCATTTGCGTTCCTTGCTCTGGCATTTACCATGCGCCAGATTGCGAAGGTTCTGACCGAGATCGGTGAATTGTCCTGGGGTGACACGATCAAAGGTATCCTAGCCCTGGATATTTGTCTGGCATCCTTGGCCTTCACGGTCCAAAGGCTCGACAAGTTCGGGGGCGGCAAGTCTCTTGTCGGAGCCCTGTCGCTCCTTATCGTGTCGGCGACACTCAAGCTCATCGCCAGCGATATCGAGAGCTTCGCCTCCATGCCGTGGGGGGACTACCTCAAAGGTCTGGTCATGATGGCAGCAGCTCTGGCTGTTCTTGTTGGGATCAGCTCCATCGGCGGAGGAAGTCTCGCCGGTGCCGCGGGCCTCTTCGTGACTGTAGCAGCACTCGCTCTCCTGGCGCCCGTAATGAAGATGTTGGGGGAGATGGACTGGGCTACGGCAGGCAAGGGTATTGCTATCATGGCCCTGGGGTTGGCCGCTCTTGTGGCTGTCGGATATGTTGCTGAGTTTGCCGCGGTCGGTCTCCTTGCACTGGGCGGCGCTATCCTTATGATCGGGATGGGCGTTGGTCTAGCGACTGAGGGTATCGCCAAACTGGTTGATGCCATTGCGAACCTGTCGACCTCGGGAGCTGACGGCGTCCAGACATTCCTCACGGCCGTCGACGGCTTCATTGAGAGAATGCCTGCGATGGGTACGGCGCTCGGCGAGGGCTTCATCAACTTCATGCAGGTCCTCATCGACAATTCGGGCACTATCGTCGAGTACCTCAAGCTTATCCTGACGTCTGGCGCTCAGGCTATGATTGAGTCTATCCCGACGTTCGTTCAGCTCATGACCACGATCCTCCTGGCGATCATCCAGGTCATATACGACAACGCCCAGGCTCTGATCGACTGCGCCATATTCTTAATCCTGACCTTGTCGCAGGCTCTCATTGATAACATGCCACAGCTGGTCCAGAGGGGGTCGGACGTACTCATATCATTCTTGGATGGTCTGAGTCAGAAGATCCCCGAGATCGGGACCAAGGCTACGGACTGTATCGTGGCGTTCATCACCAGTCTCGGCGACGAGATGCCCCGCATCACCGACGCGGCGGCCAAGACCGTCATCAAGTTCATCAATGGGCTTGCCGATGCGATCGAGAACAACTCCGAGGCGATGGCTCAGGCGGGTGTTCGACTCATCAGTGCCATCACTAGGGGCATCGGCACCGGCATCAAGACTCTCGTGTCCACGGGGGTCGCGCAGATGAAGAACGCTGGTATTCAGTTGGTTAACGGCCTCAAGAACGCGATCACCAGCAAGCTCTCCTCTATCGCCAGTGCGGTTACGAGTATGGGTAGCACCGTGGTTTCGAAGGTCAAATCTGCGTTCGGCATTCATTCTCCTTCGAGGGTGATGTACGAGATCGGTGATTTCCTGATGCAGGGTCTTGCGAACGGTATTACCGATAACACTGAGCAGGGTATCGCGGCGGCCACCACCATGGCCACGGACACCGTCGACGCGTTGTCCAAGGGCTTCGGTAACTCGAAGGATATTTGGAACAACGCATTCGGCGAGAATGCTGACCCGACGATCAAGCCGGTTCTAGACCTCTCGCAGGTTGAGGAGCAGGCGGGTCGTCTCGACGAAATCCTACCCAAGGAGGAGATCGCTGGCACTCTCACGACGACAGCGACTGCACAGCTCGCAGGGCGAGTCGTCCCTAGCACTCCTGTGAAGTCGAATGACACTGCCGCCAGCGAGACGTACAACCAGGGCACAAACCTAGTGTTCAACCAGTACAACAACTCGCCGAAGGCGCTGTCTGAGGCGGAGATCTACCGCCAGACTCGTAACCAGATCGAGCAGGTGAAGGGAGCCATGTACGAGCTATGATTGAGTCAATCGAGTTCATTACGTACCGGCAGCAACGCGTCGTTCTCCCCCTAAGGGATCCTTGGGGGAATGGCGTGGCTGTCAAATCCGTTGACGGCCTGTCGGCTACGAAGGCCTCGATCAACACGACTGAGCTGGCTCTTACGGATGTGGCCATATTCAACGGCGCGAGGGCGGGAATGAGGAACCTCAAGATCAAACTCGCGCCGTTGCCCCTCCCGGATATCGAGACCACCAGACAACGCATATACTCCTGGTTCCAGATCAAGCAGCTAATGACCGTGTACGTCAACACGGACAAGCGACGATTCAAGACCGAGGGGTATGTCGAGTCTGTGGAGGCGGACATATTCTCGAAGGAGGAGGAGATCAATATTTCTCTCCTATGTCCGGATGCCTACTGGCATGACGCGGACAATCAGATCACCCAGAACCTTGAATGGTCCAGGGAGATCGGGTCTTTCGAGTTCGACTTCATGGACCAGCCGTCTCCATCCCTGGAGTTCAGCAAGGACCGGGGTGTACTGTCTGCTACGATTGACTACAACGGTGACGTGGAGACCGGTTTCACCATGGTCTTCACATTCCGCCCAGGAGCTAAGCTCCCGATCACCGTGACCGAGACATTTTCCGGAGACCAGTTCAAGCTTACCGGTGCATTTCTCGACAGGACGTACTACAAGGTCGATCCCATCGTTGGCGGCGACATCGTCACGGTAAATTCCAGGGTGGGATTCAAATCAATCATTCGAGACAGGGGCGGCCGCAAGGACAAGTTCATAGCGGCACTGGATCGCAACTCAGACTGGCTCAAGCTGAGACCGGGCGTAAACGAGTTCCAAATCACCATGAATGATCCGACCCTCACGGACGTATATTTCTCGACCGACGTTCTCTATCAGGGGGTGTGACATGTACCTTGCGGTTTTTGATGAAGCTATGATTCTCCAGCATATCTGCGAGGACTACAAGTCCATTATCTGGACTGAGAGGTTCCACGGCTTCGGCGATTTTAAACTTACGGTTCCGGGAACCCTTGATAACCTGAAGATCTATCAGCTTGATTACTACCTGTACACCAAGGGCACGAACAAGCTCATGATAATCGAGCAGGTCGAGCTCAACACGGAGTACAGCAAGCAGTCGATGCTGACGATCAGCGGACGCAGTCTTGAGTCCATATTGGATCGACGTGTTATGCACCCCTATCCGATGTGGGAAGGCACTCTTCTGTGCAAGCACGAGCGAACTCGCGGTAAGGTCAAAGACGTCATCAAGCACTATACCAACTTGCTGTTCAAGCAGCGAGACTCTCTTGATGCGTCGCATGAGCGCCACGTTCAAGGCTTCGGGTGGTACTCTGTCGACGAGCTACCCGAGGGAATTCGCAAGGGTCGACCTATTTCCTCCATGGATATCGGAAGTATCGAAGTCAGCGGCGATGGGTCCGTTCGACCAATGAATTACGCCAGGGACTGGACGAATCATCCAGATTACTCCAAGGACCCGTACTCAATGGAGGGCTCCTGGTACAAGATTGTTCAGAACCTAACCGATTTGACCATGTCCGGATGGGCGATCGAGTACGATGGGGAGGATCCGTATTATTGGTACGGGTATACCTACAACGGCGTAAACCGAACGTTCAATCAAGGCGAACGCCCGCCGGTAGTGTTCTCGCCAAAGTACGATAACCTATCTAAGGCGACATACTTCAAGTCGAAGGTGAGTACCAGAACCAAGATATTCTCCGGCGCCGTCAAATTCACGGTCCCTACGAATTTATTGTTCACCAGGGACGGTTATGAGCGGGAGTACCTAGATCAGAACACGGACTCCGCTATGCAGAACAACTCCGTTACGGTCGGCACCCGAGGACTCGGGCTGCGAGAAGGATATTTTCAGTCGCCATCGATCGAACACACTAACGGATACATGCAGGCCAGTGACGGCTATAAAGGCGTTGCTACCGTCGATCCAAGCTCCATTCATCGCCAGATCCATGAGCAGTGCAATACTGAGTTGTGGCGCCATATGCCAATCGAGATGTTCTCGGGTGAGGCGGCGCAGCAGTCCATGTACGTATACAACGAGGACTTCTTCCTGGGCGATTTCGTGCAGATCCAGAACGAGTTCGGGCAGCAGGACATCGCTCGAGTGACTGAGTACATCCGTACATCCTCGGACTCGGAGGGGGACGTCTTCTACCCGACGTTCGAGTCCTTGTCCGATATTCAGAAGTCGAAACCGGGGTTGAACATCACATGACAGAGAAATCAGGATTCTTCGTTTCTATCAATGGGGACCGGAAGTACTCCGCTGACGACTTCGGTCGCATGTTCGACGGGGTCATCTCGGACGGCATCTTCCAGAACTGGGGCCGAGGATACCGGGTTAGCAAGGGCTCCGGGCGGGATATCGTCATCGAGTCCGGCCGCGCCTGGTTCAAAGGCCACTGGATCGAGAACGACTCGAACAAGGTCTACGTTCTCAATGAAGGCTCTACGGATGGCGATCGCTATGATGCCATATTCCTCAAGGTAGACAAGTCGCCCAACGTCCGAGCCGGTGGTATCCGTGTTGTGCAGGGCACAGTCGGCGCCGGCGTTCTCCAGCCTACCCAGAACGCCGATTATTTCGAAGCGCTCATCGCCTACGTCAGGGTCCCAAGGGGCGCCAAGGCGAACGATAGCTTCGAGATCACCGACTGCCGTGGGATGACTGGCGCTCAGTATGCCCCGTGGGCTGAGAGTGTCATGCAACCCAAGCAAATCACTCTGACCAACAAGGACGCCTTCCTGAACGCCTTCAACAACGACCCGAATCTCAAGCGAGTTATTACTCGTGGCAAAAACCTGGGAAAGACTCTCACTTCTGCTCAGAAAGCCGCCATTCGGAACGGGACATTCGACGGCATGTGGCTGGGTGACTACTGGCAGTACAACGATAATTCCTGCAAATGGATCATCGTCGACTTCGACCGGTGGCTGGACTACCCGAACGGCGAGAACCAGCATCGTATCACGGTCATGAGCGACCGTAACCTCGGAATCGACAATATTGGTACTGATGGGTGGTGTCAATACGGCTGGAACGGCTCCAAGATGCGACGGGACTACGCCAACGGCATGGTGCGTTTCTCCACGCTTACCCAGGTATTTGCCACGTCGGACTTCCGGACATTCCCGGTTCTCGAGCCGCATGAGTACGAGAATACTGGGAATCCCTGGGAGCGAACGGAGAAGAACTGGGAGTGGGAGTACCCGCAACTCACCATTCCATCTGAGTTCGAGATGTTCGGCTCATATCTTGTGCACAACCGCATCAACGGCGACACCCACACCATCGGTCCGATTTCCCGTCAGTTCTCGTATTTCCGTGTTGGCAACCCGATTCCGACTCCCAGCGAGTCCTTCTGGCTCCGGGATCAGATTTCCAAGGACTACTTCGGCCTGTACTATGGCGACCAGCGTCGAATCACTTGGGCCAAGTGGACTGAGAAGTACGGGGTGCGCCCAATCGTTTCTATCGGAGGCTAAATGTCTCATACTGTGGAGCTGGTGATCACCATATTCGGCTCCGTTCTCACCAGTACTGGTCTCTGGGCGTATCTCCAGAAACGTGCGGAAAGGCATGACGCCAAGACTCAGCTTATGTTGGGTCTAGCGCACAACCAGATCGTGGCTATGGGAACCGCATATCTGTCCCGTGGTTACATCACCATCGATGAGTTTGAGGACTTACAGAAGTATCTGTATCAGCCCTACCACACTTTCGGCGGAAACGGGACTGCCGAAAAGGTAATGGACGCCGTGAACCGGCTTCCGATCCATTTTCCTGACACCCGAAGAAAGGACAAGCGCTATGTCGCTGTCGAATCAGACCTACAACACTCTGAAGTGGATTGCTCAGATCCTGCTTCCTGCCCTCGCCACCCTGTATCTCGCCCTGGCGGGTTTGTGGGGTTTCCCTCACACTGAGGCGGTTGTGGGTACCATCACCGCTCTCGACACTTTCCTGGGCGCTCTGCTCGGTCTCGCGGCCAAAAACTACGAGCCCGAGGTTGACGGCGTGCTCCATGTGGACCACAAGAACCAGGAGGTTTACGCCGCTCTGGAGACCCCTGCCCAGGACATGACCAAGAAGGACACGGCCACTCTGAAGGTCTCCGAGGTCTGACGATCCGCGGGATCGACATGGTCTATAATGATACCCCTCATTTGAAAGGAATACCATGTCCGACAACAAGCCGAACACCAAGAAGGCCCTCGAAGAGGCTTACGCTTTCATCGACGGCATGGATCCCGACAGTGAAGCCTATCGCGAAGCTCTCCGCAGCATCAAGGAGCTTGAGCAGATTCAAGACGCAAAACACCGTCGTTTCTGCCCCAGCCCCGATGCTGTGGTGGGCGCCGCTGGCTCCATCCTCGGAATCCTTGCCATCGTGAAGGCTGAGCAGATCTTCCCTGTCGCCTCCAAGGCACTCGGATTCGTCGCCAAGATCCGCATCTGAGACACGAAAGACCTAGGACCCCACAAGGGTTCTAGGTTTTTCCAAAAAGTTCTGATTTTCGAAATCCAAAAATTCCCGGGTGGGAAAATTGGAACGCGTATTTTACAACCGCTATAACGAGACCCCTCACGAAAGGAATGCATCATGTCCAACATCTTCATCGCATTCGGTTTCATCTCCTTCGTCATGTTTCTGTACACCGTCTACGCCCAAGGCCAGCAGATCAAGGAGCTCAAGAAGACCGTCCGCCACCAGCGGCATCTCCTTAAGGCTACCTCGACTCCGTCCGCCCAGGAGATCGACAATGTAGAGAAGTATCTCGAAGAGGATTGGGCCGAGATCGAGAAGATCTTCCGACAGAACTCTACCAAGGAGTGACTCTCACGCCTAGAACCTTCACGGGTTCTAGGTTTTCGCAGAATCAGCAGGGCATATAATGAGACCCATAGACCGAAAGGATTGATCATGCTGATCTCCCGCCTCGTCGAGAACCTTGTCAAGTCTGTCATCTACTGCGTTGGAATCTACGCCATCGTCAAGTGGGTGCTTTCACGATACAAGATCTCGAAGCAGGATTTCGCCGCCCCCACCCACATCGACCACAGTCTCTAACGCCCGTGCCCTCTGTTAGAGGGCATAGGTTTTCGCGGATTTTGCATGGCCTATAATGAGACCCCCATCTGAAAGGAACCACCATGAACCGCGTCGTCCTCGCCGTTGCCATCCTCGCCGCCTCCTTCGCTCTCCAGCACTACGCCGACAAGAAGATTGAAGCGAAGTTCCGTGAGGTCCTCAACAAGAAGACCGCGGAGCAGAACGCTCCCGCCAACTGACACTCACTCCTAGAACCCAACTCGGGTTCTAGG